AACGACTGCCACCAGCCTCTTGTTTGGCCACGGTTTCCGGCTCCGTTGTGAGTTCAAATTTTTGCATTAGTCTTGGGGTGTATAGGGTGGCAGCGTCTGCGCTGTAGCGTTCGGCAGAGATGGGATCGGCATCCAGTGAGTCACTTCCTCCCATGCCTCATGGCCGTTGAAGCAGTAAGGCCCTTCGAGATCGTCCCCGAGTTCGCCTAGTTTTTGATCGACCCAGATAGCCTCGCCGTCCGTGACCAATATCACATTGAGGCTATTTGGTGCCGTTTTGATTGGCAGCCAAGACGCCGAACAAGGCGTGGCTGGACAATCCGCCATCAGTGGTGTGTCAGTGTTTTCAGTAGTCATAAAGTCGGTTTTTTCGGCGGAGTTTTAGTGTCGGCGGCTGCCATCGCTGAGGCGTTCTCCCAAGGAAAAAGCAGTCTGGCGGGTGATCCCTTTTCAAGCTGGTTCCGCATGTCACGCGCCATTGCACGCGCCTCGTCCCGCTCGGCTTTATACGCCAACGCCTGCATGGCATTGGATTCCCGCTCGGCGCATAGCTCTACCGCTTTGGCGACCCATTCGTCTTGCTCGCGTTCTAGAGTTTCTATAAAGCTGCAAACAGCATCAAGGGCATCTCCAATGGCTTTCGGTGATTCCATCTCAAGCGATTCGTCGCCGCGCCTCCACCTATTGTATCGGCGAATGAATTCCACCATTTTAAATGCATCACTAGGCGTGCATGGCAACGTTACTTCGCTTTGTATTGTATTTTCCATAAAAGTTATCGTCCCCTTCTCCCGCTGATAAAAACATGCCAAAAAATGAAAATTACGCCGATGACGGCGGACCAAATTAAAATTACAATGTCAATGGTAGTCATGATTTTGGGTTTTTTGGTTGTTTCTATTGCTTATAAAGCTTGAAAATTACCCGGTGGCAATCTTTTGACTGGTAATCAGATTTTACCGTAACTGGAAGGCGCGTCAAATATTCCGGGTTGATATAAGGATTTCCGAATTTGTCTTGTTTGGCCTCAGGGATTCCCAGCTTTTTTAGGATCTCGCTGACTTTTAGCGCATAAACGTGCTGGGCTGTTTTCTTTTTTGCGCTCACTCTTCGTCATCTTTCCTTTCTTGATGCGCCCGGTCGCCGCGATCTTCTTTAAGGTCTTGTTTTGACATGTGCATTTCAGAATTCATTTCAGATCCGCAATAGGGACACCAAATAAAATCGCGGGCATAATCGTGCCAAGTGATCGAGTCAAATGTTTTGCCGCAATCGGAATTCCAATATCCTTGTTCGTTTTCTTTGTAGTGGCAGATGGAATTCATACTTCAAGGGAATTTTTGTAGAGTGCTTTGTATTTGGCGAGGTTACCGGAACACATCCACATGTCGAAACGTGGGCTCCAAATGTTGGTCAAACCGCATTCGCAAGTGTGGTTGCGGCCGTGTTTGTCGATGAAGTCTTGGTCGTCTTTTTTATGTGGTAGGGTTTCAGTCATGAGCGTTTGACTTGGCTGGTCATGTGAAAGTGCGAACAATCCGGGCACAGATAAATCCGGAAAGCGTTGGCATTTGATCCGCGCTTGAGACGGCGCTTGCTGGCGGCTTTGGCTTGAGAGAATGACAAGAACATTACCTTGCTGGTTGTTGAGCATTTCCCAAGCCCGACGGGCTCATGTTCACAGCCTTCTAATTGCGTGGCCCATTCCGCTTCGCGCAGTCCGGTTGGGATAGCTTCGTTTGGATCAGCACCTAAAAGCGCAAGCAGTTCCTTGACTCCGATTTTTTTGGTTTTGGGTTTTTTGCTCACTTGATGGATTCCGGGGTCCAGATGTGTCCACAGTTGTGACATTGCACTACTTTGTTGAAAGGATTCCAGAATACTGGGTATTTTTGGGTATCGGTAAGAACGTATTGGCAGCACGGAACGACGACGGGAGGTTCCGGGTCCGGGGTTGGACGCAGAATAAAGCCGCTTTTTTTTTGCTGGTTAGGCGCGGCAAGGTTGATCTCTTCCATTTTAGTCGTGGCTAAAATTAGTTGCGGAGTTGACTGATAATTTTGCGTCCGCACTTAATGCGGGCTTTGACGATTTGGATGTCTTTTTCCTGCATTTTGCGCAGCCATCCCCGGTCGTGGATGAAGTTGAGCGAGTCGATCAGCAGCTCGATGTTGTTGGCGAGTTGCTCTGGGTCGAGTTGGTCGTCGGTGGTTTCGGATGGTTTAAGGTTTTGTCCGAGCTTTTCGTCGTGTAGGGGCGTTTGTGGCGCGTCGGGTGTGGTTTGTGGTACTATGTGGCCAAGGTTAGGCGGCGACGCTTCTACGGCTGCTGCATGAGCATCAGAAACTGGCATCTCGCCAAACAACACCTCGCGAGCCATCGCTTCTTCGTCCACTTCGGTGGAAGGGCCGTAGTTGGGTACGGATTCCCAATTTTCGGCATGCTCTGGAACTGGATCGGAATTAGGCAAATCCACAAAGCTGTCAGCCGGTTCTTTTATCACCTGGCCAATTTTACGAACAAGCAGGTGTTCCGCGTGCTGGAGTTTGATTGGGGACTCAGGTTTCTTGAATGTCTCCAAGGCTTGCGAGAAGGCGCGGGCCTGCTTGCTTGGAACTTTCTTAGCGGCTGTCTTTTTTTTGGCAGTTTTTTTCATTGGATTGTGGATTCGGTTGTGACGGGCTCGGGCGGCAGCTTCGGCGGCGCGGCCGATGTAATGTTCGCTCATGAGTTGGGTTGGCTGGAGAATGCGCCCGGTCAGTTGTTACCACGCCGAGCAGATGGGGAGCCACTTACCATATAGGCTCCTTGCCGTCACGCGCTTGCAATCACGCTTCGGTCATTTGTCCGATTGTTTACGGACGGGATTTGTTTAGCCGTGGCTAAAATTATTGGCAGCTTTCGCAGGGTTCATCACCCACACGACAAGCTTTGGACGCGTCTAGTTCACCAAGGTCATCATCGCTTGACGGAACATCTTTCACGAACATTCCATCAACCATTCGTCCGGTGCGTTTGGAAATAATGCCGTAGGCGTGCGCAAGACACTGACGGAACGTCCAGCCTTTAAGGGCGGCAAGCAAGATTAGAGTTACCCCCGTGTCTCCGATACCATCCAGAATTTCTTCATCAATTCCAAATTCAAGTCCGTCTGCAATTTCTTGAACCTCTTCCAGAGTTTTGCGAAACTGGGATTCTGGCGTAGCGTGTTCGAGAATGCCTTTGGCTTTTCCCCATTCTAGGACAAGGACTTCGAGTTGGTCGAGTGTAGGTGTGTTGGTCATAAATTTATTGAGGCGTGTGCTTGATCCAGCGAGGAATGCAATCGCTTGGCGGGTGCGGCATTAAAGCCAGAAGTCGGTTTGCGTCGGCAAGAGTAAGGGTTTTAGAGTTGCGACCACTCCAGAGCAAACCGTTTGCTTCGGCCCATTTGGGATTGGCGTGGACCCGTTCGTGATGACACGGCGTGTGGAGCAGAACGAAGAAGCACATGCTGGCTTTACGGCGGCCCGCGACGTGATGGCGCTCCATGCCTGCGCTTTCGCTACGGACGCCGCAGACGGCACAAACGGCTTCAGGATGTATTTCCTCACAGGCAGCTTTGTAAGAGGCTTCTAGGGCTTTGCGACGCTGAGCGCCAGCGGACTGCTTGCGGGCTTTTTTAAGTGCCTTGTGCGTAACTTCTCGGGCCGTCCGGGTTGTAGCCGTCTTCAATGTCGCTGGCCATGTCGTTTTGATCTTTGGAACTGGTCGCTTCGAATGAATCGGGAAATTCATCATCTTCTGGGAGCCTGTCGTCAATTTGCAAAGTGGTTTCTGCTTCAATGGCAACTGGCTTTCCGACAAAAGCGGGTCCAAACTCATTTCCGTTGACGACGGTAAGATCTCCAAAGCCAGCAATGCCGTCTTCAACGAGTTTCCGAGCCCGGTCCCTTTCGGCCGCACGGGCGTTGATAATTTGTTCTTCAAGCTTGAGGAATTGCGTGAGAGCATGGGAAATTTGGTTTTGAGCGTTGTCTAAAACTTGCAGTTCTTGACCTTTTTCCGGAGTTGACTGCACAATACGCGCCATCAACAAACACATGGCGGCAAGAATGTCATCGTAGGTTTTGTGCTCCATGAAAATCGGAGCGGTGGCGGCAGTGAGCTTTTCAGTGAGAACGTGGATTCGTGAGAGCATGATGTCAGTTGGTTGGTTGTTGGTTGGTGTCGGAAATCAGACTGGCATAACCTGCCACGTCAAGCCAATGATCTGGATGGTTCAAATCACCGGAGAAAGCGCGGGCTAATTTGTGGACGATCATGATGGTTCCAACTTTGATGGTTGGAGAGGCCAATTTCCAGTTTGGAGATTGTTGAAGCACCTGCATGATGTCGCAGGTGATGCGCGAGTTGTCCTCAAAGCGGCCGTGAGTCGCTGGACGCTCGGCAAGGATTTGTTCGGTGGATGACATGAAATGTTTTTGGTTTTGGCTAAAATTGGGGTAAATGATCCATGAGTTGGTTGCTGCGTTCAGAAAGCAAATATCTTGCGGGTGCGTCGATGTCGATTGGCATCACAAACACCCGGATGGGCAGCTCCCATTCGTGGAAGAACAGCGGCAACAGGCGAGCTTCTTCAGACGGATTGGGAGCCCGTTCGTAGAGGCGGCTTCTGACCCGGTATTTGATTGCGATGGTCAAGCACTCCCAACCTTGCTTCACCATCACTTTGCACACGGCTGTTCTCGGGCCTGCGTAGCGGTTGTGGCCCATCGCAATGTCGAAACAACCAGAGATGTCGCCCGGCTTGCTGCGGCCCACTCCTTTGGTCCTTCGGTGAATTTCCATCATGGCTATGTCGCGCATTTTTTAGACTTCTTTTTGGTTCGGACGCCGCCGCGATGATCGCCGCCGCAAAGTGGGATGGCAGCGAAGGTTTTGCTGTTTACATTCGGCGGAATGTGATAAGTGGTTGCTGGTTTGTTGCAGAAAGAACAAAGAGTGACTGAATCGTTCATACTAAGCTCTCAAGCCGAAGGCTCAACCTCCCACGGTGGAATCAAGAACATCGGTCTGGCTTTGCCGGGGTGATCCATGAACTGGTTGCAAACCGGGTCAAACCAAGTGTGCTTGATGGGCATCGAGCCGGTCATGCGCTGCTTTTCAACCGCAATCTTGCCGCAGGGAGTGCTTTGCCAGAAGGCTTCGCGTTCGAGCTTGGAGAAATGCCCCGCTTCCATCTCGGCGAGCTTTCGGCTCTTGTCCAAGTCTCGGGAAATGACGATGACGTTGTTCGGTTGATCGCCGATTTCTGCCGGTCCACGGATGTCGGCTTGGGTGGGTGCGCGGTTGGGTGATTCGTTGCCTCCCGGTTTGCGGGGGTGGACGACAAGATGAAGGTGAAATGGATACTCCGAAACAAACACCCGGAACATGTCGATGGCGTTCGCCAAGGCCGAGTTGTCGCCTCTATCCACTTGCAGGCACATCAGGTTGTCAATCACCCCGGTGTCCGTGCCGTTGTTCAGATAGGCTTGACGAAAGGTTTCGATGAGATGCTTTGGGCTGGTCTTGCGTTGCCCGCGATACATCTGGATCTGGGTGTTTATGTAGCCCCACGCCGGTTCGAATTCCTCGCTTCTTGCGATGTCCTTGTAGGCGGTCATTGCCTTGAGGATTTGACCAAGCGTGATTTCGGGCGGCTGCTCCAGCGAAGCGATGATCGACTTGCGGCCGAGCGATGCAAGCCAAGCGAGCTGATTCTGCACGGCTTGCGATTTGCCGTGGGTGCTCGTTCCGCACCACACCGTCCACTCGTGCTTGCGGAATGCGAGATCGAACGGGGAAAGGAAAAAGCCGTCTCCACCAAGCACCCGGTCGCCGTTGAGGTAGCTGACCACTTGTTCTTTCATCGAATCCGGAGTGACAATTTGTTCGCGATACTTTTTGAAATCGGACGCCCGGTTTTCGGTCTTCACCGCCATTTCAGCGGCGTCCGAAGCAAGCTGGTTGACCAGCTCTTTGACTTCATCGGGCTGTTCGTAAGCCGCACGGATTTGTGCGTTTGCTTTTCGGATGATTTCCCGCAGCACCGCTTTGTCTTTTACTTGAGACAAATGAAGAGAGAAATGGCTGTGTCCGATAGCGTAGTTATGCAGCTCGGCAAGTGTCGACGCGCCTCCAATTCGATCAAGCTGCCCGTTGTCAAGTAGCCGCTGGACCAGTGACACCAATTCAATTTGCTCTCCTTGTTCGTGAAGTTTGAGCAAAAATTGATAAAGATGGCGATGGGCTGGAATGTAATAATCGTCAGCAACGAGATTTTCATTAAGCGCTTGCCGGATAAATCGTCCGGGTTCTTGCAACATAGATGAAAGAGTGGATTTTTCAGGTCCCATTGCATGTGGTGGCGCTTTGGTGATGTCTTCGCTGAGATTCTTTATTTTGCTCATGGGTCGGGTGCTCCTTTCAGTTTTAGTTGCGGCTAAAATCAATTTTACTTCACGGCTTTTTTGACGCCGATGCGTTCCACCTCTCCGGCTTTTTCGCCGTTGATGAAGAACACTTTGTCTTTTAGATTGATGGCCATCTGACCGTCTGGGGTTGAGCCGTCTGTGCGAGTTAGCTCGACCATCCTACCGTCTTCATAGACCAACCACTTCACTTTGACGCTTTCCACCGCCGAAACCAAATCCAAAGCCTGCTGTTTGCTGCGGATGTTGCGAATGGTGGTGTCGTCTTCCATCGCTCGATACACGCTGCCGAGCGCCCGGATTTGCTTGGTGGTCAGTTCGTAAGTTTCGGCTTTGTGCAGGATGAGCTTTTTCACTTCCAGCGGGGCTTTCATGTGAAATCCTTCCTTGTGCGAACTGAATGACAGGTTGTAACGTTTGTCTTTGAACGCTTTGAACACAGACAGTGCAGTGCGGATGGTGTTTTCTGCTTTTTCAGTTTGCTCGCACACCTGTCCGACGTTGAAGTTTTCTCCGTGGTAGTCTTCCAACGCAGCAAGGATTGAGCCAAGCATCCAGCAGCCTTTGTCGTTTACTTTGTCAGACAGGTCAGACAAGCGTAGGACAGACGAGACGACTTGGTAGGAATGCACCAAGGTGGGTGGATGCGCCGGGTTGATGGAGCAGATGCCTTCCTCGGTGATGATGAACGAGGCGCTGTCACCGACCATTGCCTGCATTAGCGCAACGGAAGCGCTTTCCACCACTTCGTCGCGCTGGGTGACTGGGGCAGGTTCGGTGGATTCATCATCTTCTTCTTCATCGTAAAGTTCGGCTGCGAGATCGAACACGGATTCTTCCAGCTTGCTTTTCTTTGCTTTGCTGCGCGGTTTTAGCGAGCTTTGAACTGCTTCGACGTCAGTATGTGCCTCAACGGTGACCAAAGACGTTGTGGCTGCCTCCTGCGGACCATTTACAACAAGGCATGGAGTGGGGTCTTCTCCGGGGGTGTAATCCAAAGCTTCATCAGGCTCGAAGGTGATCGACGCTGCGAACGTCCGCAGCCGCTCTCGCGTGGTGTTTGGATACAGACTGTAAAGCACTTCGCCTTTGCTGCGGATTTGCTCGCAGGCTTTTTGCAGATCAGTGAATGGAATTTTGTGCTCGGCGGCGAGATTGGGCAAATCGTCTTCGGTGAGCAGGCAGTTGTCGTAGTAGAGCGGAGTTGGTGTGGTGGTCATGATTGAGTGGTTGTTTTATTCGTGGCTAAAATGGAATTCAAGCGGATTCACCGAGAGCTTCAGCAAGCGCGGCGCGGGCTTCGATGGCAAACTTTTGGTTGTATCCCCATTCTTTCCCGCCGAAGGCTCCGCCCCCGTCAAATGAAGCAACGAGATTTTGCAGAGCGTGAAATATGCGTGGCGCGGAGGAAATTAGACGAGCATTGGCAAGAGCACGCTTGGCTTCTTCACAGTCAGGACCGTCTCCATTCCACGATTCAACATGGGCAACTGGATAATTGTCTGGATCAGGGCCTACTGCAATCATTCCGATGCTGAAAGTATCAATAAAAGGATCATATGTCCAAGGCCCGGAAGTAAATGGTGTTTTGATCATAAATCTTTGTCGATGACCCTCCGGTTGACTTCCTCAAACACCTCGCGCATCAGCGGGTCGCCGGTCAATCCGGAATGCAGTGCGGCAAGTCGGCAAAACATGTTGGTGCGGTTCATTTGGGCGAGAGGGAAGATTTTCAGGTATTGGTAAGCGGCTTGATCCATCGCCCACGTTTGGTCTTGCTCGTTGCTTTCGAATTGTTTTTTGAGCTGTGCAGCGACATCTGGTTTGGTAGCCATTACCCGGCTGATGTCGAGCTGCAATGCTCCGGAGACTGTATTGAAAACTGAAAATAATTCAATGAGCTGGTCTTTTGTGGGTTGATCGGGTGCGGGCGGATTCATAAATTAAAATTCATTTTCTGGACAGACGTTTGGATTGCACCAAAAATGAGCCCGTGGACCCAGTTCGAACACTTCGACATATTCCACTTCTGCGACGTGAGCAACAAACTGCTTAATCCACTTTTCAGGAGGCCCAAAAGGAGGCCCTTCAATGAAAAAGGATCTTGTGTCGTCCGCCATGAAGACAAGGGCTATGGTTTCTTGGTTCATGGGATTCGGTTGTATCCTCGGTCGGGTTGTTCTGGGATGGTGAAAAGCAAGCGGTTTAGATCGTTGAAGGAAATCATCCGATCAAACCCCTTGCCGTTTTTGTCTTGGACTTTGATAGAGACGAGATGTCCTACCGCCATGATGGAAACCATCGCGCCGCGCTCTTCCGCCTTGAAATGGTCGAGACGGGGGGTGATTTGGCTGTGGCAAACTTTCATGGCTCTTGTCCAGTGGCTAGGTTAATGGAGGCGCGGGCGAGCTTGACTGCGGCTGCGGAGTTGTCGTCGTATTGTTCGTGGGCGTAGAACATGGAATACATTTCCTGAATCGCCGAAAGAAGGTCTGGGCTGGCCGCTATAAGGCGGGCGTTGGCCTCTCTTTCTTTCAGCGTCATAGTTCCTTTCCCATTAACGAAGCCTTCGTCCATGCGGGCTATGATGCGCTCTCCGTCAGGATGAACGACAAGAAGTCGATGTTCTGACGAAGGATTGGTTCGAAGCCTTGGATTGAAAACGCTCCAAGAACCGGGAGTGAATGATGTGTTCATTGTTTTGAAAGCTAGGGCCGCTTACCGTTTGCGGCGCTACCATGACGTTGTAGCGGTTCCGTCCGAAGCCTTGAGACGACATCAATGCCATTTTCCGGGTCCTTGTCCGTATGCACGTTTAGCCGTGGCTAAAAATTAATTGGTGAGCGCGACGCGGTCTTGTTCGAGCAGCGCGTTGCCGTGACGGGTGTTTTTCTCCCAGTCCTCCTTGAAGCGGGAAGCTGCAAGCGTTTTGATAACGGCCGACGCACCGAACTCGCTGGACATGTATTGCGCGTCCTCGCCCTTGCGGTTGGAAGACTCATGACTGTGAAAGTCGGTTAGCGCCGAAAACGCGTCCAGACGGGTGCGTCCTTCGTTGCCCTTGCCGCGCTCGAACAAATCAGCCATCCGGGCCGACTTTTGTAGCAACCCGTTGGTTGGGCGGTCCATGTTGCGACCCTCGATGCCGGTGAGCCATGCGCGGGCTTCGTCTCGTGAGCACGGGGTTACAAACGCTTCCTGCATCAAACCCTTGAAATGGGCGCTTGTGCCGGAAAACGCGTCAATGGCGTCGATTAGGCGCTGCACGTTCAGGTCGATCATCTTGGTGTGCTTAGCCTTGCCCACTTCCTTACCAGTCCGCATCGCGGCCCCGTAGGTATTGGCACAAACCACGCAGATCGACGAATAAAGGCAGGTGAGGGAGCACGATTTGTCGAAGCTGTCGAGCAACGTGATGTAGTCCTTGAACTCACGGTCACCGATGGTAAAGCCGTCACTCACCTTGAGGCTGATGAACGTTTTGCGACGGTCGTCGACAGACCCAGCGCTTTCGATGGTGTGCGGCGTATCGCCCATACCGAGGCGCACGATCTCCCATAGCATCTTGATCGACGACGGGGTGTAGGTGTCCTTGTTGTATGGCTCACCGATGGGCAGGTAATCGTCATTGGCGACAAGCTGCATGTATTTAGGGTGCTCGATGATTTTTTCCTGACCGGGCTGCTCTGGATTTGGAACCCGGTAGAGAATTGGCGTCTCCACCACTTCAAACGGGTGGGAATTTTCGCGGGTGACGACATCGACGATATTCGTCAATCCGTGCCATGCGTTGGTGAGGCCTGTTTGAATGTCGCGTTTTTCGATTTGATGAGACATGGTGCTGGTGTTCTAGTGGTTTGGTTGGTGGTTTGAATGGAAGACAATCACCCCCCAAGCGCGGAGCGCTCAGGCTGGGACAACGGAAGAAGGCGTGCGCGGAAAGGTTTTAGGAATTCGTCGAGCTGCTCGTCAGTGACGATGGAAAACGTCTTTGTCATGTGGTTGAGTGCGATGGCGGCGATGAGTTCTCCGGCAAGCTGGCACTGGGAATTGAGGTCGCGTTCAAGTTGTCGTCCCAAATCAATATGAATGGCGTCAATGGCTCTTGAAGCCGGGGCATACCAGACCCGGCGAATGGCTTTATCGCAACGTGGCGTATCATTCATGGTTTTGCGTCGTGGTTGAAACGGGTGGCTTCCAGCGCGTTCGGAGGTGTCTCCTCCATGGCGGCTTGGATGCGCGTGATGCAGCTTGCGGCGTGGTCGAGCACCTCATCCAGCACCGCTATAGCGAACGCTAGATCGGTGGCGCATTCTAGTGTGTCAAGAAGTTCGTAAATGGCGGTGTATTCGTCCGCGCCTACGTTTTTCGGATTTGGCAGACAGTCGAGCACGTTCATGGTTTGCTGATTGAAAGATTTGCTGGGATGACGGGCAGCACTGCCATTAACTCGCGTTCGTCTGCGGTGACATCGAGATCGGCTCGGGTAATGCCGGTGCGCACGGTGTCAGTGGATCGTTGCACGATGCGGCCAATAGAAACGTGCGACATTCCTTGACGAAACAAGTGGCTCATCAGCAAACCTCGTCCTCGGTTGAGCTGCTTGCTTTTGGATGAGGATTCAGACAACAACAAAGAGGCTTGGATGTTGTAAAATGAAGCGACAGCAAGTGTGGCTTGATAAATGGCGGCGGCTTTTTCTTGTTTGGACGTTATCATAGAGGGTGTATTTCGTTGGCGTGGGTTCCGCCTTCGATGATATAAGCGGCGACGGCGAACGCCTGCCATGCGTGAGACGAAACTCCGAAGAAGTAGCCGGGAGCTTTCTTGGTTCCTTTTTCGCCATACTTGTCGCGCAGTGCTTGAGTGACGTTTGCGTCTTTAGCGGTTGTTTTTCCGCAGTGGTGATGCTTGATGACTCCGCGTGGCACTAAACGGATTTCTGGACGGTTCTGTAAAGTTTTTGCGACCTGAACAAACCGCCCGACCCACATGCATGTTTGAAACACCTCTTGACCTACCGCCATGCCCATCGCCTGTATCCACTCGATAGCCAGCACGTCGGCCGTCTGGAAAGCGCTGAGATGCAGCAATTCGTTGTTCGGGAGCACGCCGCTTCCGACCAACTTGCCGTCTTGAACACACGCCCATCCGCTTTGTTTATTGCCGGGGTCGATTGCGAGAATGATTTTCATGAAGTTTTCCAGTTGGGATTAGGTTCAGCAGGACGTTCTGTCCCATCAGCTTCAATTACAGTTCCCCACTCACCTCTCATCGGATTGGGTTGCAACACTCCACGAAAGGAACCAATTGGAGGGTCGCCAATTTCGTAGGAATCGCAAAAGCCGAAAGCTTCGGTAACGTCTTCGGTTTTGTTGGTGTGTGCCTCAAGAAGCGAAGTGAGTCGGCGTTGAAGCCCGAGAAGGATTTGTTCGGTAGGAATATCTTCCATTTCGTCCCACGGACCTTCAACCGTGAAGGCAACATCGAGCATGTAGTTTTTCATTGGAAGTGCTTGGTGCCTTGGTATTCGATAACTTTGGTGGCTTTCTTGCTGATGTCCTTGAACACCGATTTGATCCATGGCATCGGGTCATCAATTCCCGGAGGATCGTTATCAAACGCCGTCATGCGGTTGCCTGTCATTTTGTTGACCATGGAGTAAAATTTCCTTTCGGAGCCGTCACGAAAGTGGACAAACTTGATCACGCCCCATGGTTTGGACATGTCGCAAAGTGGATGTTGTTTTTTAGTCATGGCTAAAATTTAGATTAATCCACGCGCCTCCATCTCCTCGACGACGGCAGCAGCCATCTTTTTCGAGAGTCGGTGACGGTTTTCATATACCCATTGCAATTGTTCTTCTTCGTATGCGCCATAAGGGTTGTGTTTGGCGCGTGTAGTGGCGCTGTAAGGCGTTTTTGGGGTCACTGTGGCACTATGTGCCGCAGAAGGCGCTGGAGCCGCAAAATCGCGCTTGGTGCGCACAAATCCTTTTGGAACAACTGGTCCTTCAAACGCTTCGGCTCGGATGTCGCAGCAAATTAACTCCCGCACAAACATGATGGAGGCGTTTTCACGCTCGCCTTGATGGGTGGTGCTAAGCGCCAGCTTGAGCAACTTCAGGGCTTTATCGGGAAGAATCATTTGAACTGGATGAAAGAGGAAGCTACGATGAGAATGACCGGAACGCGGTTGAAACAAAGATTTTCGATGATCATTTGTCGATCCAATTTGGCCCCGTCCAGCAAAACCAATACGAGATTATTTTCTTCCTCTAAAACCATCAGTCCCAGCAATGCTTGAATCGCCGAATCTTCATGGACGCGATGCAATTTGGCCTGTTGAAGCGCATTTCCAGTTTTCGCGGTTTTGTAGAGGTAGATTGTCATAAGAAAAGGCGGGAAGGATGCTGCCACCGCACCAAGCTTGCCCCCCGGCTAAGCTCATCAGTGACAACGTCCTTCCCGTTGATTTTTGGTCGTAGGTGAAATGATTCCGCTTACCGTATGCGGAGCCAGCTTGACGCCACTGGCGGTTCCATGGGGAACATCCTTCAGGGGAAGGACTCGTAATCCATGCCTAGGGCACTGTCTTTCCAATG